CATCAGCTGGTGCTGTTACTGAAACGTTAAAACTAACTTTGTTTAGTCTTACAGTTTTGCAAGTTTTACCATTGTTTGATGCTAATGCAGAAACATCAACTATTTTAGTTGTGCTTCCAGAGTTATCAGAAACTACGTTGTAGTGAGTGATAAGTTTTTTTGCCCCGTCAAATACAGTTGTATTTAATACTGTGTCTGCCATGTGTTGTCCTCCTTTTAAAGAGCGCCTGCATTACCAGGCGCTCCGAGTTTATTATTAATTACGCTGCAAATACAAATGCACCAGTAGTAGCGTCTGCTGCGCCACCCATTTTAGATGCAATGTGCCAAGTTCCTTTTTCATAACAAATAAAAGCAATCATGCTTCCTGTTGTGAATAGATTTGTTGCTGCGTTAGCCGGTGTAAAAGTCAATTTAGTTTCATTTGCTGCTGAAGTATCGAAAGTTACTTCTGATGAACCTCTTGATTCAATTACTGAACCAGTTGCCCAAACATCAGAACCTGCTGCATCAAACACTAAAGTGTTTGTTCCACCAGTTGTATCTTTTGCTTGTGCGTAAACTACTATAGTTCCTTGCGTTGCTGCAGGTAACGTACAAGTTGCAGCTGCTGCACCTGTGTAGTTTACTACAGAAATAGTGTCTGCTGCTAGTGTAATACTAGTAGCTGTTGCTACATCTGATACCGATAAACCAGTTAAGTCAGGCATACCTGAACTCATTCTAGTTGTAACTGCTCCAGTAGTAGTATTTTTAGTTGCTACCTGGAAACCTTTTTCCGAACGTACCGGTCCGTTAAACGTTGTTGAAGCCATAATTATATCCTCCTAGTTTTCTGAACATAGTCTCTAGGCCGTCCACTATACGGGTCTATGTTCTAATTAATTGTATAGTGATTAAAGTATATACTAGATTTAAGTAGAGCGCAAGAGAGCCTGTAATGTGGATAGGAATTTTCCAACGATGTAGCTTTTTATTAAGTAGCTACGGAAACTTCGGGTGCAGCTTCGTCTATCTTATTCTGCAGATGAGCTTTTTTAGCCTCTGCCATTTTTATATGACTAAGAACTTCTCTGACTTTTCTGTCAATCTTAACCATATTGAGAGTATATCTACCCTCATTAAGATGCTCCTGCTCCCATTCTAAGTCCAGAACCTTCTTTTGTTTGTAAAGATCCTGTAGATGTTGTATTTGCATCTCCATCCATAACCTCCTCATAGGTTATTCTGTTTATCTTGGGATCATTCATTTCTCCAAGATACTCCCATTGTATATCATTTTTTCCCAGTCTGTCAAGGATAGCATTTTCTAAGGATTGAGGATTATCCTCTGATAGGAGTTTAAATTCTGCGTGATGTTTGTAAGCGTAAATATGTACTAAAAATTTTTTCATTGTCTCACCAATTTGTTAGATAAATGGGGCGGTTTTAAGGCCGCCCCAAAAATTAGATTAATTACGCACCTTCAACGCCGAAGATACCTCTAGGGTCTGATACTCCAAATGAGTATCTTTCTCTAGCTTTGTATCTTACGTTGCCAGTGTCGAAATCACCTTCCATCGCAGTTGTCAATGGAGCTCTTGTGAACATTTTCATACCGTTAGGTACGTCTGTCAAGATGTAGAAAGCATCTGAATCAGTTAGGTAATTGTTCACTCTGTATCCTTGAGGAACCATTCCCATTGAAACGATTGCATTTACATCGTTGTCAGCTGTTCCAGTTCTACCTTGAGATTTCATCAATCTCTCAGCTGTAAACTGAAGCTCTGAAGGGATGATCATTTTCAACCCTCTCGCTGCGATTCTAAGACCTCTTTCGTCAGTCATTTTACCGATGTCAATCATCGATTGTTCTAACGAAGTTTCGTTAAGATCTGCCTGCGTGCTCAATGTATTTTTGAATGTTCCATTGATCGTAGGGTGAGAAGCGTTAAACAAGCTAACACCATCGCCTGAATCAAAACCATCCGTTGAAGGAAGACCTTGAATTAAAGGCTCTACTGCTTTTACTTGTTTCGCATTACTCATAGATCTTGCTAAAGCTTTTGTGTATCTAGAAGCTAATCTATCGTAGAGGTTATCTTCGATAGCTTCTTCTGTGATAGCAAACGCTAAAGCTACGGTCTCGTGAGTGTAACGAGCTGTGAAAGTTTCTTGTGCATCATCAAATGATACTCCTGCACCTTCAGCTTTCACTTGTGCGTTTCCGAAACCTGATAACATAACTTCCTCTTCGAAAGCTCTGTCAGAAGTTTCGTTAGTATAAATCTCAGCATGCTGATTTTCATACCTTTTGTACTCCAGGCCAAATAGTGCATTTAAACCTGGCTCTAGTTCTTTAACTAGTTGTGATCGTGATATTGCCATTTTTATTTTCTCCTATTTAGCATTAACCGTAAAGACGAGCACCTGCCGCCATTACGACTTTAACATTACAACCAGCAGCAGTAATATCCTCATTTTCAGGATCTTCTGCAGTGCCGATTACTGTGAACATAGCTGTCGCTGCAGCTGATGCACCACTAATGTCTAGAGTTACAACTGACTGTCCATCTTTATTTGAACCGTCATTATTATTACAGTTGAACGCAAGCGCATTCTGATTTGCTTGTGAAATAGCTGCATCCGCTTTACAAATATATTCTTGGAAAGGGTCGTTATTTACAAAAGCAAAACCATTCGTGCTACCTGTGTTTGGATTAGTTCCAAATGCTTGCGACGCTGCTACATTGTTTGCGAAAGTTGGTTTCTTAGTCGTGTTATCTATGAAGAAAAACCCGTTAAGAACTCCAACTAACTTAGCGTGACCTGTGTTGTCGTAAGACGCTCCACCTGTTCCGCCATCATCAGTAGTAGCAAAAGACGCGTCCTGAATGAAACCTTGATTACCAGCATCTTGAATAGATGCAGGGTCATTTTTCATTAGGGCAACACCTGGAGCTGTTTGAAGTTGGTATTTAGTTTGACCTTGGATTGAAGGTAAATTACCTAATCTGTTAGCCGCTCTAAAACCAAATCCAGTAGTTGACTGATTTGCCATAGTTGTTTCTCCTTATGTACCTGCCCCCGAAAGGGCCTCCAGTACGGTTTATAAAAATTCAGTGATATTTAAAATTACTTTTTCGTACCACCGAAGGTTACACGAGATTGTCTATCAACATTGATAGGCATTCTACTATCCTGCTCCTTCAACAAATCGTTTGCTACTGCTTCGCTTCGATCTTTATGACGACTAGCCATATAATCTTGTCTCTGCTTCGCGATCTCTTCAGGTACCTTCGCAAGAAGAAGGCCACCGACCCCAATCACTCCCTTGTACTTGCCCTCATCGAGGACTGGATAATCACTTGCATTTTCGACTTCTTCGGCACGAACTAACTCATATCCTTCCCTTAAACGTCCAGATATATTTTTCGTATCTTGAAATCCAATGACTTCAGCTCTTATCCATCTATACCTGAATCCATCAGGTGCAGGGGGTGCATCTAGAGAAGATGGTGGAACCCACACTTTAGGTCTTTCAGACTTTGACCGTGTTTGGTTCGCACGAGAAGTGTTTTTATCTTTTTCCATGTTACGCTCCTTCCGTGTTTTTTAATTGTTTTGCGTATTCTTCGAGTGGCACACCTAATTTTTTCGCTATTGCGACCTGTGATGATGTGAGTCTCACAGTTTTGCGACCAGGCTTTACGCTTCTATTAGCTGAAGCCACTGTCTGAACAGGGGCGGTCGGTTGCTTTTCATCAGTTTTACCAAATTTATGCGGAAAGTCAACTCTGATTCTTTTGTCAACTTCTGCATAATACTCATCAGAATTAGGATCATAACCTTCTTTTTCAGTTAAGTCCTTGTGTATCTCAAAAGCAGTATAAGTCATTGCTCTATCTGTTCCAAACCAAGTATTCTTAGAAGCCCATGCTTCGGCTCTAGGATCTGGATTAATTGGATCATCCATAGCAGGTTGATTTATTTGTCCACCTTGAGAAAGATTTACAGGTTTCTCTGCCTGTGTTGGTACTTCTCTACCTTCTTTAGCCGCATCTAGTTTTGCATTCTCAAAAGCAAGTGTTGCAATTCTTTTATTGGCTTCAACTTGTGCCTTCGCATCACCAGCTTCAATTGCTGCAGCTAATTCTTTTTGTGCAGCCTCTAGTCCTGATGAAATTGTAGACTCAAATTTTTTAATGTAGTCA